GCTGCGGCGAGTCGTCGCCCTCCATCGATGCCTCGATTTCGAGCGCATCGTGAAGCCAGTCGAGCTCCAGAACGATCTGCGCGATGCGGCCGACGTCCAACAGCGCCTTGGTCAGGGAGGTGCAGGATGCTTTTTCGTCATCTTCGGCCGATGGCGGTCCTTCGGCATCGATCGTCGCTTTCCAGGCGGCGATGATCTTGTCCCTGATCCGCTTCAGCTGATCGGCGCTGTATCGCGCTGCATTCTCGGGCTTGTTTATATAGTTCCATGCCGCCCTGATACGCCATTCGCTGTCAATCGGATAACGTCGCTTGCCGTCTGGTTGATATCCGGGATCGGCATAAGTTACCGCGTCATCAGGAGGGGGAACATCGCTCAAGATTTCGCTCGCCTCTCGGTCATCAGCCTTAGCGAGCGCCCCTTCGGCCGTCTCGATCGCCTTTCTTGCCGCATCAATTGTCGCCTCCGCTCCGCAGGTATCGTCGAGGTTCACTTGGCCCTGCTGAGGAGCGCTGGAATTCGCCGGCGTGAGCGCTCGTTTCTGGAGGCAACTGACGGCCTCATTCTTGGCACGATGACTGTGATCGGGCACGCCGCAGGCCCAGATCTGAATTGGCGGATTGAAGGGCTCTCCCGTAAGCATGGCCGCCGGGCTTCGCTCACCGACACCTTCGGCGGCTTTCCAACAGTCAAGGACCGCCTCGGGGTTTGCCGGACGGTCGACCAGCGAAATCTCATTCAGGACGAGGCAAGTGATGGTCTTTGGGTCGCCCGGCGCACGCTTCGTCACCCGGCCACCGATAGAAAAGCCCCGATAGACCTGATTTCTGACCTTGGCGACCGCAATCGGATCGACAACATGGGCGACAATTCGGGTCACGCCGTCGTCGCCGACTTCGGCTTCGAGTGTAGTTCCAGCCGCCGAGAGCTGATGCATTTCGCGCAGTGCGGGGAAGCGCATGTAATCCGGGATCGCTGCGCGCATGGCATCGGCCTGCACGACCTCTCCTTGGTCGTCCACCGCCTCGGATGTCGCGATCCCGTGCACTCGGACGGTTCCGTCGTCCTGAGACTCCACCTTTTGAATTGCGCCATACAGTCGCATGATCAATGTCCTACCAATGAGCCGTATCCGTGCCTCCAGGGCTCGTCATTCTGCTGCCTCCCGGCTAACGGCCCGCATAGACGGTCGGCTATCGCTCGAGGCGATCGGCTCTGCGTGCACTGAGGAGTCAAGAGCCTTGCCGATCACCTCGGTCAGCATTGTGATCGCTTCGAGCGCCTGGCCGCCGATGTCGAATTGTCCGGAACGAGGATCTTGACCGCTGCGGCTGTAACCGCTGCCCAGACCGGGTCCCCGGTCACGACATAGCAAAGCGATCCGGCCAGTACGCCCAAGCCGATGATGGTGCTCGGCTAGAGCGGCCAACCATCGCTTTCGCGTTGCTGAGAGCGCTTTAGAATTAGTGATCGCCTCAAGCCACGCACGCGTTGGTGCGTCGGAAGCGGTGCAGGCTATTTCATTTCATCCAGATCAGGTCAGCACACTGCACCGTGCTGATGATGCCTTTCGATATTCTCCGGCCCGGGTGGGGCGACCTTGGTGCGAAGTGCATTGGCTACTGTGGAGACCGGCAGATCCATCATCCTTGCGACCGCCGTGATGCTGTATCCGGCCTGGCGCGCCAGAGCGATTGTTCCTCGAACCCGGTCGCTCAAGCGACGGACACGACGAATTCTCCTTTCATCCATTTTTGCTGTACCGGGCGCAATCAACGACCCGGCTCTCGGACTTTCGCGGTCGCCGCCTCGGAGTTGGTTTTCCGAGAGACGGCATCACGTAGCGGGACCGGCCCCTGGGCGGTCAGAAACATTGGCTCGTCGCCGCCCTCGATCGGATCCAGCCCCAGGATGTCGCGCGCCTCGTTCAGCGTATAGATGCCGTCCTTTACATAGCCGCTGAGGATCGCCGACTGGTCCTTCGGGTCCGTCGGCCGCACATCCGACCAGACAAATTCGAGGTCGGCATGTCCCATGCGAGTCTGGATCACGCTGTCTACGAGCCGCTTGACCCAGCCCATCAGCGGCGACAGCCCCTCTTCGAGCGCGGCTTGCTGCGCCGTTTGCGCGGTCGCCCGATTGACTTGAGGGGTGAAGGCAGTCGGCGGCAACGAGAACGCGTAGCAGACGATCCGTGCCAGCCACTCGTCAAAATCGTCCTTGTAAGGGGCCTCCTTGAAAGGCTGGTATTTGGCACCGCCTGGTCCCCACAGCAGCCGCGTGCGGCTGCCGGTGTTGCCTGCGAGGATCGAATCGAACCATTCCTGGAACTGGCGGATCTGCTCGGCATTCCAGCCATCCGGCGCGCTGAGCAATCCGGCGGGCACATTGCCTTCAGTAAAGTGCTGCAGCTGCATGATCTGCCGACGCAGCCCGATGTTGACGGTTACAATGATCTGCTCGACCGGGCTGTAGCCGTATGCCTTGTGGGGGCGGCGATTGCGCGGCAGATAGATCAGCTCGTCCTCGCTCAGCAGGCGCCAGGGCCGGCCGTGGATGACCTGCTCATACGCCGGCGCGGGAGGCTGCGGCCGGCGCCCGGTTTCGTCGATCAGCACCTTGATGGTCGACCCGTCGACGACGTCGAGGCCGATGATGTCGCCGCCGCGGTTGCGGCGGACCTCAAAGGCCGGGGCGTCGAGGACGAGAACATCCTCGAGCGCCTCCCGCAACCAGGTGGCAAAGGGCTGCTCGCCGTCGGGCTTGCACCAGAACTCGCTCAACCGGTCGATGCGCGCCGCCGCGTCAGCGGCCGCGTCCCGTTCGTTCCGCGATTTGATTTTCCACTCGAGCTTCTCGATCTGGTCCTTGCGTGTCTCGATCGCGAGCCGGGTGATGTCGTGAGAGTCGGCCAGCGCCCTGAGTTCGTCGAAACCGATCGGCTCATAGGAGCGCGGCGTATAGAGCGTGTTGTAGCCGACCGGAAAGTCCCACAGGCGTACCCGCTTGCGCTCCGGCGGAACCAGTGGATAGCCAGGTGAGAAGATCCCTTGGTCGGGCTGAAAGATGTTGCGAAACTGGGTGATATCGTTTTGCGTCCCCCAACCGCCCCAGGTGTAGGAGACGAGCGAGGTCCGGGTTCCGCCGGCGGGTGGCATCGCTATTTCGCCCGTGTCCGGGAACCGGCTGCGGACATGCTCAGTATCCTCCGGTGATCGGCGCGCGCTTCCAGGTGTTTGGAGCAGTGCAGATGTAGAGGTAGTCGCTGTCGTGCGTGATCTGGTTGGTCAGGCAAGGCGCTGACGAGGCCGGCGAAGCGGCGCTGACCAACCCGCCCAGACTGTTGAGCGTCTGTGGGGTCGCCGCGACGACCCGGAAATTCGAGCCATCAAATTGCAGCGCTGTATATTCGTAGTTCTGACCGGCCGCCAAGTTCATCGAGCTGATCGAGGTGCCGCCGGCTGCCGGGATCAGGATCTTTTCGCCGGCGCCGCCATTCACCTGGACGGTCAGCGTCTTGCCGTTATCCGTCGTAAACCCCATTACCCAGCCGGTGCCGAGCGATGCCGTCGGCGGCAAGGTTACCGTCAGTCCGGCCGCCGGTGTATTGTAGCTCGACACCGCGTTCCCGTTGTCGCTCAGCGAGGCGACGTAGGCGCTGACCGCTGGAAAGCTCCACCGGTTGACACCAGGTGCGTTGCCGGTAATGCCGATTTGCGTTGCCGTCGCTGGCGTCGCCCCGACGACGCGAAAGTTGCTGCCGTCAAATTGCAGAACCAGTTGCTCGTAGTTGCCCGCGGCGAGAGAGGCCGAGGTTGCGACAGCGCCGCTGCCGGGAAAGAGAATGTGGCCCCCGGAGATTCCGTTCACCTGCACGGAGGCTGTCTTGTTGCTGTCGCTGGCGATCCCGATCGTCCAACCCATCGGGATCGCGGTGGTTGACGGCAATGTCACGGCGAGATAGGAGAACGGGCTATTGAAGCTCGATACGATGCTGCCGTTGTCGGCGACGCTAGCAGCATAAGCGCTAGCCGCCGGGAAGCTCCAACGACTGATCCCGCCTGCACCGATCATGCCGATCGCCTGCGCACTCGCCGGGGTCGCATCGACTACGCGGAAATTGCCGCCGCCGTCGTACTGCAAGGCGAGATACTCGTAGGCGCCTTGGCTGGTGTTCGCGAGCGTCAACGTGGTCGCCGATGAACCCGAACCCGGCCAAACGATGTGGCCTCCCGATGCCGCATTGATCTGAACCGACAAGGGCTTTGTGCTGTCGGTGGCAAAACCCATGCTCCAGCCAGTCGGCAGTACTGTCGTCGGCGGCAAGGTCACCGTCAGTCCCGCCGCCGTATTGAAGCTGGACAGGGTATTGCCGTTGTCCCCCAATGTCGCGGCATAACCCGAGGTTGACGGATAGAGCCAGTTGCTGGGCCACGGCGGCGGGTCGAAGCCGTTGAGGAGGCGTGTGCTGCGCGTCGAGGAAATGACGCGCCAATTGTTGCCGTCGGACTGGAGGGCGACGTTCTCATAGTTGCCGGGCCCGAGCACTATGGATGACACCGCCTTGCCGCCCGACAAGATCGCACCGGACGGAGCCGTGACCGTCAGGCCCTTGCCGTTGTCGGTCGCAAAGCCCATGGTCCAACCAGGATTGACGCTGGAGACGGCCGGAAGGGTTACTGTCAGAGAGGCGCCTGGGGTGTTGTAGCTCGAGATGTTGAGCCCGTCATCTACGGGTGCTGCAGTATAGGTCGTGGTTGACGGGAACAGCCACGAACTGCGGGAGCCGCTGCCGATCACCGTGACGCCGGCCGAGGTCGGTCCGTAATTGATGGTGGCACCGCCATAGTTCGGGTTGATCAGGACGTTGCCGATGCTGTTGGTGGAGTTGATCGCGGTCTGGCAATTGAAATAAGGGGAAACAAAGGTGTTAAGGCCATTGTGGTTGAAGGTGATCGAAAGGCAGATCGGCGACACCTCCAGATCGAGGCCAAAGAAGACATTGCTGAAATTGTAGCCGTTCTCAAGCACCAAACCGCGGCCGCCGGTCGCCTCGGCCGTGCCGGCACCGGAAATCCGTGAGAACTGGGTTTGCTCCAACGCCAGTCCGGCGGCACCTCCGGTCGACACGCATACTGCATAAACGTCGCTGTCGAGGACAAAATTGAATTGACACCCGCCGGCAGCCGGATCGGCGCTCGCATTGTGAACGACGAGATGATCGATCTTTGCCGAATTGTGCGCGTCGGAAAAATCGGTCTTGCCGATCACCACTGCATAGGCGGGGGTGCTGGCGCTGACGAACAGTGTCCCTTCTTCCTTGAAATAGAAGCAGCCGGTCGGACTGGCTACGGAGCCGCCGCCGCACTCGATCTGCAGCACCGAGCCCGAGGCTATGCCTCGACCGTCGATGGTCGCGCCTTCCGAGATCAGTCGGAACCCCTTGGTCGCCTGCCCCGCATAGTCGATCACGATCGCAGCGGTGACTTTGTAGGTGCCGGCGGGGAAATGTACCGGCCAGTTATTGGTAACGGCCGCCGCGATTGTCGTGCGGATCGCTGTCGTATCGTCGTGGCTGTCGTCGCCCGTTGCGCCATTGCAGCGCACATCGATCCACGGCTGGCCCGAGCACAC